CTGTTTTATACACTCGCTTGTAATAGTCGATAATCATTATGCTATCGCTATCAGCCATGACTGTATCGTCATTAAGAGTAAAGTTTTGTATTTTTTTCTCAGTACGCTTGCCATACACTTCTTTAAATTTTTTACGTGACATATGCGTTTTTAAGCCGCAATGCATGCCGTCGGTTTTAGTTTTGCTTGTTGCGCCGACATCCCAAAATGCACGGGTCGGATCGTTAATTTCCAGCACATTAATTACTTGCTCGAAACTTTTGTTATCTGCATAATCATGCGAGATACGCAAAGCGCCATAACCTCCAATCACTGCTGACTGAAAAGCTGTTTGATATACAACGCTTGATTTACTGTTAAGTGATAGATCTTTAACTAATGCTGCTCTAGTTTCTGCGGTTTTCGCAGGGACTGAATCATCCGGAACTACTTGCAGATTTGGAGTGTTTTGACGCTGCTCGCCAAGTAAGTGATTTGCTAACACGCCTAACTTATTTGATATTAGCGGGATTTTCTTGTTTTGTCGCAAAGCGTCAGTTTCGCCTTTGTCCCATTGTCCGCCCATGACAAATCTCATTTCGTCATGATATTGCTTGTTGTTATGCGCAAAGCTGCCATGCCATTTGCCGATGTTACCTTTAATTTCGTCGGCCAGCTCTGAGTTTTTACGAATCATAACAATCCTTATCTAAGTAAACATACTATTATAGCGCTCAGGTATTAAAGTTGCCGTGCTATCTGTTAGCGTTTGTAGTTTTCCGCCAGCAAATGTCAACATCAAAGAGTCGGCGCAGTCCGGCGAGGGCATCCCCCGCTTTTTCAAATCAACCTTGCTTTCAATCAACAATTGCCCGTTACTCCTATATTTATAGCCCAAACTGCATAAGTCTGCATGCAATTGATCTGAATCGGGAATCTGCACGTCAAGCTCTTGTTGCAACCAATCCCGCATTTCCCACCAATACTCTGCTCTTTGATTAGCAAATCTTTCTTTGTCGTTCGCTGAGCGTGCAACATTTACACCAACCACTTGACTGTAACCCATTTCGTTTAGTCTGTCAGTAGTGCCTGCACCAATCCCGATACAATCTATATATACGCGGTGCGGCTTTTCTTCTTCAATTATGCGCTTCAATCTGCCAGCAAGCTGCATTGTATTTTGATTTCTTAGCGTCTCTATTTTGTAAGCTTTTCTTCCTTTTCGTCTTATGATAGCACACCTATCGTTATCGCCAATAGCTGGATCTACACCGATAACTAACGCGGAATTAGTTGTTACATCATTTTTTCTTGCAGCTGCAACATGTTTTGCATTTATAAAAGTGTCATCGACCGGGTTTTTAAAAGCATCTTGCGCACAAAAGGGATACTCAACTTTAAATAACGCTTCGCCTTCATCCCAATCACTGCTTAATGCCCTAATTTTAATGCGTCTCCAGTTTAGATGCCGTACTGTCAAGCCATCCTCGCCATACAAATTAAGTAATTTTTGCTCATCGCCTGACAAATTGTCCGTGTTATCATCGCCAGCCGTGTACTCAGATTGCCAATACCATGGCACAAATATCGCTTGATATTCGTTGTCGCCAGTTAATGCAGATTGCCAGAGTTGATAGAAGTAATTGCCGATCCCGTTAGCTGTCGACTCCATTATTATTTCCGTGCCCTCATCGCTTGGTATTGCTTGCAAGATGCCTTTACTGTGCTCAGCAGCGTGAGGCCAAAATGCGCACTCTGAGCCATGAAAAAGCTGAATGGTCTGAGAGCGTCCAACAGACTTATTGCCAGCCGTGCCAACAGCATAACCAGAGTCTAGCGTACTGTAGATTAACTCTTTAGCAGATGACGCATCAGGCTTAGGAGCAAGTCCAGGAGGCAGCGAATCATAATATCGCTTAGTCATAGCAAACAGATTTTTTGTTGCTTCTGCTTCGTGCGTAAGGATGTAAGCTTTTTTACCACGCTGCGTTATAACTTTGTGAAAGTAACGCGCCTGTATTAAAGTTGAACAACCAACCTGCCTGCCTTTCAAAATTACTGCACGCACTTTGCCCGTCTGCTTACGCTGCGCATCGAGACGGGCATGTATATATAATTGTGAGCGATTAATCTCAAAAGATTTTACATCGCCAGATTTACTCCTGATTTTCAGGAAGGTTTTAGCGAAAGTGGGGAAATGTTTTAAAGCGTGTATTAATTGCTCATCATCTGTCATTTTAGCTTATCGATTAGCTTCTCTACTAATGTTTCATTTGGACTTTTATCTTCTGCTGCATGATTGCCATACTGTCGCGGCAAAAGCTTCATGGCTAAAAATTTGCGAGTATCAATCTTGAGTCGAGATCGCGCCACAAATTCTGAGTTTATAAGCTCGTTGCCATCGCTGTCAAGACGCGTATCACGAGCAGAATCGTCTGCAATATCCATCATCTCCTCGGCCAACAAATCAGCCTGAACAAGCTTTGCTTTTGCGTAACTGGCTGAAAACTCTGGGTGTTTGTAACGCCACAAATTGACAGTCGACTTGTCTGGCATGTCGTCATACATCTTGCAAAGACGCTCTAAACCAACAGCATGAGTTGCTACTCGCTCACATATAAGAGCAGCTATATCCTTATTATAAGTTGTTGGACGACCGCCTGGCATATTATTTTTTCAACCCGGCTTTGCCGCCGTAAGCTTTACCTGCCCCAACTGTAGACTTACTGCAAGCGCCATGCTTATTGCCGCGACTAACGATCTCTTGCATCATGCTATCAGCTTGATAATGACCCTCAGCTAAACCCTTGTCTTTGCCAGCATCGTAAGCTTTGTCATATTCTTTTGAGTTCATCATGTTAACTCCTTTTATATAATACTCCAAACTATAACACAAAAATATTAAAATACAATGATACAATTACTTGACATATGCCAAATACTTGATATACTACACACACATTATCGAGATAGATTAGATTAAACAACGGAGGCAAGACTATGAATGAAGAGATAGCGGAACTTATAGATAGATTAGAAGCGATAAAAAAAGAGTTATACGACGCTATCGAAGAATTAAAAGCGATGGAGCGCGAAAAATGGTCGATATATTAGATTAAACAATGGGGGGTAGCAAATGTACCCACTATGAGCGTTTATATATATACACGGGGACGAAGATGAAATACAAGAAGAACAAAGATACGAAAATCATAAATTACAGTCATAAAAACAAAGTATATGAGTTTTTAGTTTGTGTGTTTTCTGTATCATTGCTTTTAGCATTATTCTTTAGCATTTATTTTTTATTGTATATAGTGAGTGATAACTATGTCTAAACAGACATGATCGAAATTTATAACAAAAGAGGTGTAAAATGAAAGAACTAGAAATAAACGGCGAAATATACGTTAAAAAACATAATGATGAATCACGGTACGTGATAGTGCGCACTTATTCGGCCGGTGTCTTTGCTGGATATTTAGAATCAAGACAGGGCAGCGAGGTTGTAATGACAGACGCAAGGAGGATTTGGCGTTGGGCTGGTGCTGCGACACTAAGCGAGCTAGCGATGAGAGGCACAAGCAATCCGGATGAGTGCAAATTCCCTTGTCCTGTAGACCGCGTGGAACTGTTAGATGTCATAGAAATAATTGACGTTACCACTCAAGCTCAAAAATCAATCGAGGATGTAGCGGTATGGTCAGCTTAAAAATAGATGGCTATGGCTACCGCTATAGCCGTGGCCTTAGAGACGGCTATGGCTACGGCTATAGCGATGGCCGTATAGATTGCTACGGAGAGGGCGGAGGCAATACATATGGCTATGGATCCATAGAAGGCTACGGCTACGGCTATAGCTATGGCCGTGCCGACGGCAGCGAAGACGGCTACGGCTACGGCGCTAGCTTTGGCTGCGGCGGCTACAACGGCGGCTACGGCTACGGTGACGGCGCCGGCCGTGGCGACGGCGACGGCTCCGGCTACGGCTACGGCGCCGGCCGTGGCGAAGGCGGCGGCTCCGGCAAAGGATAACGAGGTAATATATGGCCATGGTCATGGCTCTGGCACTGGCAGCGGCTACGGCTATGGCTATGGCAAAGGTCATGGCTCTGGCACTGGATAAAATCATCAGGAAATGACTGTAGTCTCGCTCTTTCACGATTAGTGAGAGGACGAGGTTCAGGATAGTGATACCCCCAGGTACCACCTCCTCCTGCAGCAATTATAGTTTTAGACGGCTCATTTCTGTTTATTCTTCGATAAACATGACTAATCATCCCTTTTACGTATAAAGGATGGTCTCTTGGTATATCTGTAAAATTGCCTCCCTCAGGGATAAGCTTAAGCATTTCGATAGTTTTTGGTTTAGAGTTCATTATCTCATTGTTGTCTCTAATTTTTTCAACATCTTTAAGCGCCTCACCAACCGTTACATAAGGATTCTTATCTGTACCATGGGTCGGCTCTGGATGACAAAAATCAAACCCCGTATCCTCACGTATACCAACAATTAATACTCTTTCCCTAAATTGGGGTACGCCATATTCTGCAAAGTTATATAACTGGATTTTTACTAGATATCCAGGAGCGATATTTTCAAAGTCTTTAATTAAAACTGATAAATTAAGAAGTAGCAGCTCTGTTTCTATTTAAATAGACTTCAACATAGCTCTATTATGCCACGTAAATCAATTAAAAAATACGTAATAACATGCGAGCTCATAGCCTTAGAGCGCGCTCGCATACATCAAAACAATTAACAAAAACAGTGGATAAGACTGTTAGTAATGTTTAAAATGCTATGCTTATCAATGCTCTTGTTAAAATCTAAACGCAATGAACAACTAGCATATTTAATGCACAACAGCCACACACTTGGCACAAAGTCCACGTTCGCTAGTTTCTTTATCAAACGTGACACGTTCACCAGCGTTTAAAGTTTTGTATCCTTCCTTTGCTATATCGCTAAAGTGCACAAAAACATCAACATCATTATGCACAATAAATCCATAGCCTTTTTTGTCGTTAAACCAAGCTACTACGCCTTTACTCTTACTCACTTAAAACTCCTGATAGTTGACATACTAGTTTCAACAAATAAAAACAATGTTATAATAACGTGAAGGGAGCGTTGTTATTTCAGGTATGAAAAATCTTTTTTTAAGCTTTGGGTCTTACTAAGTCTTGATCAAAGATTTCTTTTCTCTAAAATACGCACCTTTACGCACTTCAATCACCAGTCAGGGTTCACATTTACTTTCGCCGGTAACGAAACCTTGACTGGGCGAGTCGTAATTACGAGCTTCTGCAATAGCAGAACCTAATAACATAGATATTTCGTCATTGTGTTTTCTGATTTGTTCTATTTCATCATCATTCATGCTGCCACCATTAGCTGTTCTACAATCGATTTACATTCGCTTTCGGCATATGCATAACTTTTAATATGCTCTGTTGGGTCGAATGAGGTTGCATCAAAAAATGTTTGATGTTTTTTTACATGTTCCTCACCATAATATTCTCTGGTTGCTTCGATATCTGATTTATCCCAACAATGCCCACAATCAAAACCAATCCACATATCATTGCAAGCGATTGGCAATAAATCTTTTAAACCGTGGGTTGTTGCCATGAAAGTCAATCCACCATGACATTCAATTTCTAGTGTATTGTAATCATAATGCTTCCATTCTCTGCCATTGAATTCTCGATCTTCTAATGGGGTTTTGCTATAGGGGTGTTCATCAGGGATTGCCACATAACCGCATCGATGGCCGAGTGTGTTTAAGACAATGAGGTATTCATAACCTTTGTATTGACCGCCACCTTCAACTGCAATCCAATTCCCATCAGGCACTAATGCTTTTTTATCGCCTTTTAATTTTAATATTTCTGTTATACAACTCACTTAAAACTCCTGTTCACGATATAGTTCAAAATCATCTTCTGCTTTTTGGTCGGCATCGATTGCCGCACATTCGCAATAATCTTCACAATCACGATGGCATTCCACTAAATGTTCATCACCGTGGATATTGTCAAATCTACCCATTGACATTCTCCCCCACCTAAGAGATAAATTCAATCTGGTTTATTATTCAAAGCCTGATCAAGATTAATTTTTGTAAAATACTGTATTGCATAAATCACATTAATTAATAGGGAAAAAAATGCCCAGAAAAATATTCCCTTTCCAATATACCTCACATAAACATTGGATATATTAAAACTATCAGAAAAGACTAATGCCAATAATAAGACTGTACTTGTGAAACAAATATAACCTAGTAAAAGAGCAATAAATGCTTTTCTAGTAAGCTCTACCTTAACTTTATGGCCACCTTTTAGTCTTTGAAAAGTAACAGGCTTGACTTCTGGGCTTCGAAGCTTATTTCCCCAAATTCTTTCTAATAAAAAAGGTGAATCAAGGTTTGAAAAGCTAATTAGGGCAGCAAAAGAAAAAGCAGAAATAAAGGTCAATACTGTATACCCTGATGATGTGAATGATTTAGGGGTTCCAAAGTACAAAATTAAAATTGTAAAACATAGTGGAATAACAACATGATATGCTATTTTATGATATCCCGATGTGTAGATAATATAATCAAAAAATGGTTTAGTTAGAAATTTTAAGCTTCTCATTAGTTAAGACCTCATTCTGCAATAGCATAACTAGACACAAGCAAGCCCTGATATATTAACTCGCTAATCATTGCAGCAGTGCAAAGGCTATCACATTACCAACATTTATTCGCTACGTCATTCTGTGCTTTTTAGTTGATTGCGGTATGTTCACTAACACGCCAATTCCCTAATCCAATTATTAGCGGCCCTGCGTCCTTCATTTTGCGCTCGAACCTTGTCGCAACATGCTAGCTTAACTTGTATCCATAATCTAGTATATTCATGCATCACTTGTGCTCTTTTTTCTTCCGGTATTGCTCTAATTGTGCGCTTTAAAAATACAAAATCATCGTGCAAAACTTTAATGTCATTTTGATGACAAAAATCCTTAAATTTCATCCTTAGTAGATCCATTAATATGCATTTAAATTAAATTAAAAACTATTTGCGATTCAAATATGCTTTAAGATTAATTTTTAAGTAAAATGTCTCTGAGATATACCGGGGTAAAAATTTAGGGTCCCTAAAAAAATTGCAGAGTCCCTGCCTATAACCCACGCCCAGCAAGGGCTATAGCGTTTTTGGGGTCCGTAGGGTCCCAGTTTTCCTTATGTAACACTATAGTTATCCTAATATTTCTGTACTAATTGTACTTATTTTAACGTATAACTACATACTTCTTTTTTTTATTGTTTTTAGGGACCCTAGGGACCCTAAATGACTATAGACCTTACTGGGCGTGTATTTTTATAGGGTCCCTAAATAAAAATCAAGGACCCTACAGAGACCCTACAGAGACCCTTATTGACCCTAGGCTTTTTTTGTTAAATTTTTAACCTAGGTAGGTCAAAAACCTTCCTTCCGTTGTGTTTTCTTCGTTTTTTTCCGGTCAATTTGGTCAAAGCTGCTGCACATTTTTTTACGGCCCCATTCCTGGTCATATCTATTAAAGACATGTGTAAGTTGTCCAGGACATCTGTTGCTGTCATAGGGTGCGTATGGTAAATTGGATTGTCATCCCATCTAAATCTTTCAATGATTTTTTCTTGAATGGGACACGTAGGCATATGATTATCATTTTCAAGATTAATCATGCTTTGTTCTTCGTCAGTTAAGCGATAGCTTCCGCCGTTATCCATATGATTTTTAATCTCTGCCCAGACTTGCTGCATATCGATATCATGGTTGTGATTTATTGAGCGCACTGAAACCGTCCAGTACCTTCGGTTTCCTGTTTCGTCTGATAAAAAGTCGGTGGGATTTACTGATCCATAATAAGCCGTTCTTCGTGGCACTCCTCTTGAGACTCTGCCAAAAGGGACTCGATAGTGGTCAACTGAGCGAGTTAAAAATTGTTTTTGTGCTGATATGTCAGACTTTTTGATGGTTCCATCCAGTTCTGCTAGCTCCCCTAGCCAGCAATTAGTGCAGTCAATAACCGAATCTTTGTTTGTTGGGTCTAAGTGTAGTGAATCTTTTATTAGTGCGCGCCACTGCTCTGGCACAAGTTTGATAAACCAATGGGTTTTACCTATCTTTTGTTCTCCCTGAAAAACCAATGCGCCTTCAAGTGAAGCTCCTTTTTCGGAAAATGCGGCATGTACGCATGAAACCATCCAACGGTATATCAGTTTATCTGCCATTTCTTGCTTGTCTGCTTTAACTGTGTGTAGAAATTCCTCTACTCTTGGTCTACCATCCCAAGGCTGGCTATTTATAAATTCCACAGCTGGGTGGTAGCGATTTTGGTCTGCTATGTATAGAATATGATGGGGCAGATCTATTTTTGGTACGCCATTTTTAACGCACAGGTTTGATATATCGGTAAAGTAGCACTCTGCCTCATTAACTGCGCTAAAATGCTTGCCAGCGGCTTTAAACTCGGGCTTATTGGTCATTAAATTATATCGCAGTGTAATGCCATAGAAGTTAAGCAAATAAGCTACGTTTGCGCTGGTGTTTATCGGGTTGTTTTTTGCGCTGAGGTCTGGAAATTTATCGCTAGGGATTAGCTCCTCGATGGGCTTAGGTAATATTTGCTCGACTGTTAACTCGTCACGTTCTTTCATAAATACTCCTGTATTTTTAAATCATTTTAAAGCAGAAAATATTTTCTCTATTGCATTTTTGCCGTTTTTATATCGTGTAAAAACATCGTTCCAGTCTGTGTTAACGTTAAAATTGGGGACAAAAAGCGATCCCTGATTAACGCTTATATCATTATCAAGCAATGCTTGTTTTGCGTGCTTTTCTCCTACTCCGTTTATATCGTAATCGGCAGCCATTGATATTTGCGTTATTCGAGCATCTATTTTGTATTTATCAATAACAGTGGCTAAAGCGTGGGTTAAGTTTGTTGCATCAATTCCAAAAAAAACTGGCATAACTAAGGTGTCATAAAGTGTTCTAGCTGTTGCCATGCCTTCTGCCATCAAAATGGGCATTCCTTTCTCATATATACCAAAACAGCCATAAGCTCCTTTCTTTTTTGCTCCTTTAATAAATCTTTTTTCCCCGGTTGGCGAGATAAACTGGATATTGCATAACCCGCGCTTATCTTCCAGCTTAACCATTAACCAGCCTTTCCTAAACTGGTAGTCTGTGTCATCGCAAACCATAAGTCCATGGTGTGATATTTCTTTTTTGTCGATATAATCATGCGTGCCGAAAGGCGTTGAGGTGAGGGGGATTGAAGTAGATAATAGTCTTACTGCTATTTTGCGGCCAAGATCTTGTAGCTTGATACGCTCTTGTTCTTTTTTTGGATCTGGCTCTCTTTTGGGCGCGTTGGTTTGCTGCCCTTTGCGTCCTTGGCTTCCGTTGCAGCTCTGACCGGTTTTATGGTTCATAGCCCAGTAACCGCCATCATCAAAAAAAAATAAAACTCCTGATTTTTTGCTTTTTGACTCCCCTTCTATCGTAAACCTTTCAAACTCTCCAGCTTTGTTAGCTTTTATCTGCCTGCTGTCAGCAGGTACCAAACCTATTTTTCTGCGCATATCATTAAGCGCAAATAATAATCTATCCATATATGTCCTCCGCTCAATCAAATTAAAAAAAAAGCTCAAGCAGGTATATAACCCGATTGAGCTTTATTTAAAAATATAACTTTGCTATAATCTTACCCATGTTTTAGTCTCCCCGTAGTTATTAAAACATTATAATTTCCGTTGGAGCCCACCTGCTCGCCACTCGTGGGCTTTTTATTCTTTGCAAGAATCAATGGAACTTATAATCCTTTTTCTCCCCCAGCTTTTCAACTACATTGCTAGTTATCTCGCCTATTAATGCCGAATCTAATTGCTTACCATTGTGGTGTATCAGTTCATCAAGCAAAGTTACTCGCAACCACATTAACTCATTATTCTTTTTCTCCATATATCTCTCCCTGATTAACGTCAAAAATTATTTTTTAATATCTTTCCAACTGGCTCTGAGCTTCCCTTTCGTTTTTTCTTCCAGCTTGAACTGTGAAGCAATCGGAACAAAACCCCACGCCATCCAGTTTGATATATTTGCTGGCGACATTCCCGTCTCTTTGTAAAACCTATAACCTGATCT